AGAAGTTTAATTCTAACATGGCAATCTCTGTTGAGTATGACTTAGAGTATTGAAAAGTATATACGACTTTATTGTAGAACCGCTAGGCGATGAGTACAGTAATAAAATTAAAGTTGGTAACAAGCAGCTAATTGTAAATACAGGTATAGAAGATTTTAAATTTGTAAATAGGTTAGCTAAAGTTTTAGAAACACCCAAAGCTTTTAGCACAGGGATTAAAGCAGGCGATACAATTGTTATTCACCAAAATGTGTTTAGAACATTTTACAATATGAAAGGTGATAAGAAAAAAAGTAGATCTTGGTTTAAAGATAACTTATATTTTTGTGCTGCAGACCAAATATATTTATATAAAAATAAAACAGGTTGGAATTCGTTTAATGACAGATGTTTTATAACACCGATAAAAGACAAAGAGTCTTTAACATTGGAAAAAGAGCAAAGTCTTATTGGTATATTAAAATACGGCAATAGCTTCTTAAAAGCGCTTAATATTAACCCAGGCGACCTAGTAGGTTACAAACCTAATGGGGAATGGGAATTCTTAATTGAAGGTAAGCGTTTATATTGTATGAAATCAAATGATATTGTAATTAAGTATGAACACAAAGGAAACGAAGAAGAATATAATCCTAGCTGGTCAAATAGCTGTTGAAGAATTAATAAAGGTAGCAAAAGAACCTATTGTTGATTCTGATGATGACATATCAGCAGATAGACTGAAAAATGCTGCAGCCACAAAAAAGCTAGCAATATTTGATTGCTTTGAAATACTTAATCGCATTGAAGCTGAAGAAGATTTGTTAAATGAAAAACCTAAAGAAGTAAAAGAAGAAAAGTCTTTTAGAGGTTTTGCTGAAGGTAGATCTAAGTAATGTACGAACAAACTTTATATAAAGTATTAAAAGACCATGTAAAGCCTAAAGTTCTTAAAAGAATGAATAGGTATAAAAAATGGGAATATGGCTATAACGAAGAGCACGATCTTGTCGTTATAAGTAAAACAGGTGAGATAGGAGAAATATACGAAATACAAAACTTAAAAATAGCTTTACCTAAAAAAGCTAATGTAGTCGAATTTGAAAATGATAAATGGACTTATTCTGAATACCCAAAAGAATTAAAAAAAATTAAATCTGTATTTGACTGGGAAGAATACCCGTTAGATTTTAAAGAAAAATGGTATGACTATATTGACGAAGAATTTACACGACGTGAAGAAGGCTTTTGGTTCATTAGCAAAGGTATTCCTACTTACATTACTGGCACTTATTATATGTACTTGCAGTGGAGTAAGATTGACGTCGGGCAACCAGACTTTAGGGAATCGAATAGATTATTCTACATATTTTGGGAGGCATGCAAATCCGATACCAGGTCATATGGAATGTGTTATCTTAAAAACCGTCGAAGCGGATTTTCATTTATGTCCTCAGCTGAATCGGTCAACCTTGCTACAATATCAACGGATTCACGGTTTGGCATATTGTCCAAATCTGGTGCCGATGCTAAAAAGATGTTCACAGATAAGGTCGTACCTATTTCCGTCAACTATCCCTTCTTTTTCAAACCGATCCAGGACGGTATGGACAGGCCAAAGACCGAACTCGCCTACAGAGTCCCTGCTTCCAAATTTACCCGTAGAAAGCTTGAAGCCAACGAAAAAATACAAGAAATTACCGGTTTGGACACCACCATCGACTGGAAGAACACCGGCGACAACGCCTATGATGGGGAGAAACTCAAACTCCTCGTCCACGATGAATCGGGGAAGTGGGAAAGGCCCAACAACATCCTCAACAACTGGCGTGTTACGAAAACCACCCTTAGATTAGGTAGTAGAGTAATAGGCAAATGTATGATGGGATCAACGTCAAACTCATTAGATAAAGGCGGCGATAATTTTAAAAAGCTTTACAATGATTCAGATGTTACACAAAGAAACGCCAACGGACAGACTCGCTCAGGACTCTATTCTTTGTTCATACCTATGGAATGGAACTACGAAGGGTACATTGATTCTTATGGCTTACCTGTATTCAACACACCAAAAAAAGAAGTTACAGATCCACACGGAACAAAAATAACACAAGGTGTAATAGAGTACTGGGAAAATGAAGTAGAAGGTTTAAAATCAGATCAAGATAGTTTAAATGAATTTTACAGACAATTTCCGCGCACAACTAAGCACGCATTTAGAGATGAATCAAAACAATCTTTATTTAATATAACTAAGATATACCAACAAATAGATTTTAATGAAGATCTTAAAAATTCAATCAACGTAACAAGAGGAAGTTTTCAATGGGAAAATGCTGAAAAAGATACTAGAGTAATATTTGTTCCAAATAATGATGGTAGATTTTTAGTAACTTGGGTTCCTCCTGAGCAATTACAAAATAAAAGATATATAAAAAATGGTACTAATTATCCTGGCAATGATCACTGCGGAGCATTTGGTTGTGATCCATATGATATATCAGGCACTGTGGACGGCAGGGGGTCGAAAGGCGCTCTTCACGGTTTAACAAAATTTAGTATGGAGGACGTACCTCCTAATCATTTCTTTTTAGAATATATAGCTAGGCCACAAACTGCTGAAATATTTTTTGAAGATGTATTAATGGCCTGCGTATTTTATGGTATGCCAATATTAGCTGAAAACAATAAGCCTAGATTGTTATATCATTTTAAACGAAGAGGCTATAGAGGCTATTCAATTAATAGGCCGGATAGAAAATATAACAAATTATCAGTAACAGAAAGAGAGTTAGGTGGTATACCAAACTCAAGTGAAGATATAAAACAAGCTCATGCGGCTGCTATAGAAACATATATAAATGAATTTGTAGGGCTTAAAGAAACAGGATACGGCGACGTATACTTTCAAAGAACATTAGAGGATTGGGCAAAGTTTAATATTAATAATAGAACAAAACACGATGCATCGATAAGTTCAGGCTTAGCATTAATGGCATGTAACAAACATAGATACACGCCCGGTCCTAAAAGAGAAAGACCGTTACCGGTTGATTTAGGAATTAAAAAGTACGACAACAAAGGTTCAATATCAAAAATAATAAGTTAAATGAGTATATATACTAACACAAACAGCGCTTTTCCTAGTCAAGTAGTAAGTGACGCAGAAAAAGCAAGTTTGGAATATGGTACGCAAGTTGGGCAGGCTATTGAATACGAATGGTTTGGTCAAGGTCGAACTAACGGTAATAGATATTTAACTAGTTGGAATCAATTTCACCAATTAAGATTATATGCTCGAGGAGAGCAATCAATACAAAAGTATAAAGACGAACTGTCAATTAATGGCGATTTATCTTATTTAAACTTAGACTGGAAACCTGTGCCTATATTATCTAAATTTGTAGATATAGTAGTTAATGGAATTTCGGCTAAGTCTTACGATATAAAAGCGTACGCGCAAGACCCTTACTCAATAAAGAAAAGAACAGATTACGCTTCTACTCTTTATGAAGATATGGTAGCTAAAGAATACTTAGACAGTTTAAAAGAAACTTTAGGAATTGATTTATATCAAACACCTAATATAGATACGATACCAGAGTCTAAAGAAGAGCTTGAGCTTCATATGCAATTAAGCTATAAGCAGTCAATTGAAATAGCAGAAGAAGAAGCTATATCATCTGTGCTTGCTCAAAATAAATATGATCTTACTAGAAGAAGATTAAATATGGATTTAACTGTGTTAGGTATTGCTGTTGCTAAAACAGGCTTTAATACAGCAGAAGGCGTAACGGTTGATTACGTAGATCCGGCATATGTTGTTTACTCTTACACAGAGGATCCTAATTTTGACGATATTTACTATGTAGGTGAAGTAAAGTCTATAACAATACCTGAGCTTAAAAAAGAGTTCCCTAATATATCTGAGGAAGAACTTGCTAGAATTCAAAAAATGCCAGGTAATAGCCAATATGTAACAGGCTGGGGAAACTATGATAAAAATACTGTACAAGTTTTATATTTTGATTATAAAACATACCACAATCAAGTATTTAAAATAAAACAAACAGAACAAGGATTAATGAAGGCTTTAGAAAAGCCAGACACATTTAATCCACCTGCTAATGATAATTTTGAAAGAGTATCAAGATCTATTGAAGTACTATATAGTGGAGCTAAAGTATTAGGCAATAATGATATGCTTAAATGGGAGTTAGCAGAAAATATGTCAAGACCTGTAGCAGATACAACTAAGGTTGAAATGAATTATGCTATATGCGCGCCTAGAATGTATAAAGGAAGAATTGAATCTATTGTAAGCAAATGTATTGGTTTTGCTGATATGATTCAATTAACTCATTTAAAGCTACAGCAAGTTTTATCTCGTATGGTTCCAGATGGTGTGTACTTGGATATGGACGGACTTGCAGAGGTTGACTTAGGTAATGGCACAAACTACAACCCTGCGGAAGCACTTAATATGTATTTCCAAACAGGTTCTATTGTGGGTAGATCACTTACGCAAGATGGCGATATGAATGCCGGTAAAGTACCAATTCAAGAACTTAACAGTTCAAGCGGTCAAGCTAAAATAGGAGCGCTTATACAAACGTATCAATATTATTTACAAATGATACGTGACGTTACGGGGCTAAATGAAGCGAGAGATGGAACTGCAATGGATAAGAATTCACTTGTAGGATTGCAAAAGATGGCTGCTAACGCGTCTAATGTTGCTACTAGACATATTAATCAGTCTAGCCTTTATTTAACGCTTAAGCTAGCCGAAAACATTGCTCTTAAAATAGCAGATGCTTTAGAATTTCCACTTACAAGAAGCGCATTACAAAACTCTATATCAACGTTTAATATAAAAACGTTAGATGAGGTTGTTAATTTAAACTTGCATGACTTTGGTATATTTTTAGAGCTGGAGCCAGACGATGAAGAGCTAGCGCAGCTTGAAGCAAATATACAGGTTTCACTACAACAAGGCAGTTTAAACTTAGAGGACGCTATAGATTTAAGGCAAATTAAAAATCTTAAATTAGCAAATCAATTGCTTAAGGTAAAAAGAAAAACTAAAGCCAAACAGGATCAAGCTAATCAACAAGCTAATATTGCGGCGCAAGGGCAAGCACAGGCGGACACTGCTGAAAAAACAGCAATGGCTGAAGTACAAAAGCAGGAAGCTATAATGGGTGCTAACGTGCAGTTTGAGCAATCAAAAAATCAAATGGAAATACAACGCATGGAAATAGCAGCGCAGTTAGAGGCACAAAAAATGCAAACAAAGTTTCAATACGACATGCAACTCAAGCAATTAGATGTTCAAACAATCCAACAAAAAGAAGGAGCAATTGAAGATCGTAAAGATAATCGTAGCAAAATGGAAGCTACGCAACAAAGCGAATTGATAAGCCAAAGAAAAAATGATGGCTTACCAATAGACTTTGAAAATCAGCCTGATCAAGGCATGCAAGCTTTCATATAGAAAGTAACAACTATTTAATTATATTATATTATGTCAGAAGTAAAAACAAATGAACCTGTTAAACAGGAAGGTGAGTTTAAAATTAAAAAGAAAACTCCAAAAAAATTAACAACAAAAAATGATGAGCCAATTAAAGTAAGCATTAAAGAGCCTTTAGTTGAAGTTCCGTCGGATGTTACAAAAGTAATAATACCTAAACAAGAAGAAGATGCCATTCAAATCGGAGAAACAGAGAAGGTATCTGTGGAAGAATCATCCGGAGATAGCGCAAAGGTGGGAGAACCTGTACAAGAGTCCAACAAGGATGTTGAAGGGTTTTCTCCAATCAAAGAAGTCGAAGTAACAAAAGTAGAGGCTGAAGTTAAAGAGGCTTTAAGAGATGAAAAAGTATTAGGCAAACAGTTGCCAGAAAATATTGAAAAGCTAGTTTCGTTTATGGAAGAAACAGGTGGGACAATAGAGGACTATACTAGACTTAACGCTGACTATTCTAAAGTAGATGACGTTACATTATTAAAGGAGTATTATAAAAAAGAAAAGCCTTATTTAGAAGGTGAAGATATAGATCTCATTTTAGAGGACTTTGTTTATGACGAAGACGTAGATGAAGAAAAAGATATGCGCAAAAAGAAAATTGCGTTTAAAGAAGAAGTTGCAAAAGCCAAAAACTATTTGGAAGAAACTAAGAGTAAGTATTACGACGAGATCAAGTTGAGACCGGGCGCTACTCAAGAACAACAAAAAGCTATGGACTTTTTTAACCGATATAACAAGCAGCAAGAAACAGCTGAGCAACAACATGCACAATTTCAAGAAAGTACTAAAAATCTTTTTAGCAATGATTTCGAAGGTTTCGATATTAAAGTTGGAGAAAAAAACTATAAGTACAATATTCAAAATCGTGATAAAGTTGCAGAAAACCAATCAAATATTAACAACCTTGTCGGGAAGTTCCTTGACACAGAAGGTAATGTTACAGATACGAAAGGTTATCACAAAGCTATGTATGCCGCTGAAAATGTAGATAAGATTGCCGCTCATTTTTATGAGCAAGGAAAAGCAGATGCTGTAAAAGACGTAGTAAACAGTTCAAAAAACTTAAGTGGTACTAAAGCTAGATCCACTCAAGGAGATGTGTTTTTAAACGGATTTAAAGTTAAAGCAATTTCAGGTACTGATTCTGCAAAACTAAGAATTAAAACAAAAAAATTTAACTAAAAAAACAAACAATTATGAGTTTAACTCCTCAATTTGGTGGTTTAATACCTTCGCAAATTCAACAGACATTAGCGAATAACTACCTACAATTTAACACTGGCGCTGGCAATGATTTTGCACAACAGTATTTGCCAGAGGTATACGAACAAGAAGTAGAGCGTTATGGAAACAGAACGTTATCTGGATTCTTAAGAATGGTTGGCGCTGAAATGCCAATGACATCTGATCAAGTAATTTGGTCTGAACAAAATAGACTGCACATATCTTACGACGGTGTAAGCGTTGCTGCCGGTGGTGGTGGTACTACTAACGTAATTACTATTAACCCTGGAGGTGTAGCTGGAGTATCAAATGTTATTTCGCCTAACGATACTATCGTTGTTTTAGATCCTGCTACAGGCGCTGAAGCTAAAGCATTAGTAACATCTTCTACTCTTGGAGCTGCTGGAACAATTACTGTTCAAGCTTTTAATAATAAAAAGTTAGACACAGCCGCAGGAAATGGAATTACTGCAGCATCTGCTACAATTAAGATATTTGTATATGGATCCGCTTATCAAAAAGGAGTATCTTTAAATCCAGTTAGCGCTGGAGCTGGAGCTAAAACAGAAGGTTATGCAACAGTACAACCACAATTTACACAGTATTCTAATTCACCAATAATATTAAGAAGCCAATACGTAATTAATGGTTCTGATATGGCACAAATTGGATGGGTAGAAGTTGCAACTGAAGATGGAACATCTGGATACTTATGGTATTTAAAAGCTGAATCTGAAACAAGATTA